ATCCCGTTCACCATTCTGTTCGGTCAGCAGACCGGGCGACTGGCGAGCGACGAGGATAAAACGGACTGGGCTATCCGCCGCAATACGCGCCGCAATGGCTTCCTGACAGACCGCATCACCGCGTTGTTGGAGCGCTTCTGGACGCTTGGGATTATCGACCCGCCGAGCAAAGGCGAGGTCACCATTTCGTGGAGCGACTTGCTGGCGCCCGGCGAGAAAGAGAAGATCGAGAACGCTTCGAAACTCGCTGACATCGTGCAGAAAACCACGCCTTACTATGGAGGAGACGCGCCGTTTACCGCAAATGAGTTGCGCGAGATTGTGGGGCTTGACCCACTGCCTGAGCCGAAAGAACCACCGAAACCGGAAGAGAAGGTGACAACCGATGATCCACTGGCCGATGACACCAGAACAGACGGCAAAGGTGGGGCTGCCGATAGTTCCGCGCAGCAAGGTTGACCCTACCCGTTCGGCAAAGCAGGTAACCGCGATGTACCGAGATATCGAAGAGCGGTATCTCGGCATCAAGCGCGCACTGAAAGCTCTGTTCGACCAGCGCCTTACCGGGCGAGAGCGTGAGGGTAACAGCCATAACTGGAACTTTCTCTGCCACGACAACGGCGCGGACATGCGGCTCTACCAGGTAAACGCCGGCAAGTTTGTCTACGACATATCGGCGCAGGAGCTGGCGGACCTGCTTGAGGCGGTGCAGTCAATTCTCGACGACTACCTGCTGGAAGGTGGCGAGAAAAACCTGTGGGCGATGGATTACGTCGTTGCAGAAGCGCAGCGCGGCACGCTGGAGGCCTTCAACAACCTCTCGCAGCAGTCGCAGGTGTACGCCAGCCAGACGACGCTACAGCAGCTTTTAAGCAGTCCAGGTCACCTTAACCAGGTGGCGTCGGCCAGGCTGACAACGTTCAGTGACTGGAAGGTCATCAGCGACACTGCCCGCGGCGATTTAACCAACATCATCACCGATGCGGTAGCTCGCGGCGTTAATCCTCGCGAGACAGCCAGCGTCATCAGCGAGCGTCTCGATGTATCCATGTCGAAGGCGAAGACCATCGCTCAGACCGAGCAGGTCGGCGCGCTGCGGCAGGCGCAATGGAACGAAACGGACTGGGCTGGTGACCGGCTGGGGCTAAATACCGGCCTGCTGTGGCTGTCAGCTCTCAAGCCTACGACGCGCACCTGGCACGCCAGCCGTCACGGGAAGGTCTATACCACCGAAGAGGTGCGCGACTTCTACGCTGACAACGGCAACCGGTACAACTGCTATTGCAGCCAGATACCGGTGCTGCTAAACGACGACGGCAGCATCTTCAACGAGGGGCTGGCGGATAAGTTGGCTAAAGAGAAAAAGCCATGGAAAACTGATATCGCCAAATATAATTAGTTGATACGGTGTTATTGACACTTAAATGGTGTTGTGTGATATTGAGCCTGAGCCAAGAAGTGGCTCATAACTTAATTTACAAAACATTAGGGTATATCATGTCAAATCATCGCTTATCCGCATCCCACACAGCAAAACTGATTGTTCTCAATGCCTATTTTTATGGGCAGGAAAAAGATAAACATATCTCGCGATACAAGATCTCGAAAAATACTCTTCGCGCTATGTCCGGCCGGAGCTCTATCCGTGCTTCTTTCCTTTCTGAGCTTGACTATGAGCTCGCAGAATTAGGTTGGATGCTGGTTGAAAACCATGATGACGATTTATGTTTCATGGTTATGGCTACAACAGGCAACTGGGCAAAGCTGAGTTCTCGGAGATTGAGCACCCTGATAGATGAAGGTGCGGATAGTATTGATGAAGCCTATGAAAATCATATAGAGCTTTAAAACCATAAATTCTGACAAGGTCGCCTCGGCGGCCTTTTTTATTGCCTGAAATCCACCAATGAGGACGCAACGTGAAGCTATCCAGCATCCACGTTAAATCCCTCGCCATCAACGCTTCCAACATCTCAACGACCACAATCAACGGCCAGGAACACTACGTCATTCGTGGTGCGGTCCCGATCGTCGATGACATCGTGATGAATGGCGGCCTGTACCCGGCGGAGGAGATTAACAACAGCTATCAGACGATGGAAGGCAAACTGATGCCTCTCCCGCACCCGATGGTAGATGGCAAGTATGTCAGCGCTAATGACCCGCGAGCCATTAACACCTATCACGTCGGGGCCTGGGCGCAGAACGTCAGTAAGTCAGGCGACCAGGTCGTCATGGACGTTTACATCAACAAGGCTGTTGCTGAGACGAAGCCAGATGGCAAGCGTCTGATTAACCGCCTCGACGAAATGATCGCCGGTACAAACACCGACCCGATTCACCTCTCTACCGGGCTGCTGACGAACAAAGAGAAGAAGTCGGGCGCGTCGAAGGAGAAGAAGTACACCTGGATCGCCCGCAACATGCAGTTCGACCACATCGCCATCCTGCTAGATGAGCCGGGGGCCGGGACACCGGAAGAGGGCGTAGGCATGTTCGTGAACGCTGACGGGCAGGAGGGAGAGGTTGAAACCGCCAGTCTTATCGACGCGGCGAACAGCCTAAAAGACGGTCTGGTGAACAAGGTGAAGTTCTTCTTCGCCCACAACTCCGACGCCTCGTTCGACGAAATCTACCAGATGCTGCGTGAGGCTATCCGCGCGCCCTCTGGTTCTGACGTCTATCGCTACGTGGTGACCGTCTGGCCGGACAAATTCATCTACGAAGAGGGATCGAAACTCTTCCAGCAGAAATACCTCATCGATGGCAACGCGGTAACGCTGGTCGGTGAGCCCATCGAAGTCGTGCGCAAACCAACTGAGTACGAAGTCAAAACCAACGGAGAAACAAACCCGATGAAAGAGAAGATGATCGCCGCGCTCAATGCCGCAGGCGTTAAAACCGAGGGGCTGACCGACGATCAGGTCTGGGATGCCTACAACCAGCAGATGCAGAAGAAAGAGGGTGGCGGCTACCCGGGCCAGGCTCAGATCAACTCTGATGTGATTACTGCTGCTGTTAATGCTGCGCTCACCCCGCTGAACGAAAAGCTGAGCAAGCTGGAAACTCAGCTGCAGGCGAATGCTGAAAGCGAGCTGAAAACTAAGCGCGATGCGGTTAAAGCGAAATTCTCGTTCATGACTGAAGCGGCGATCAACTCGCTGGCTGGAGACGCGCTGAACGACCTGTACTCACAGTGCCAGACCAGCACCGGTCTGAACCCTGCATTCCAGGGGAATGGCGCTCAGAGTGAAATCCTTAACATGGAGGCACCTGAATAATGGCTCTCGCACCTCGTTTCCATACCGTAATCGCGGGCCCGGCCCGTAAGAATGACCCGCAGGTCATTGAAGCAATCATGGCGGCGGCCGTGAAGCCCGGCTCACTGGTAATGCTCGACAGCACCGGGAAACTGGCGGTTCACAATGTCGCTGGTGGTGCAGGCGTTGCTCTAGCTCTTCAGCACAACTATATCGGCGGTGGTGACATTCGCGACTCGGTTCCTGCAGGTGATACCGGCGCGGCCATCATGTGCGAAGACGATGTGGATTACCACATGCTGGTCAAAGCAGGCGAAGTGTTGCTGGAAAACGAAGGCCTGGTTTCTGCCGGTGACGGCACGCTTGCCAAGGCAACAACGCCAGCTACCGACCAAGTTCTCTTCTATTCACGCGAAAAAATCACCGTTGGCGCTGAAGCTCAGCTCGTGAAAGTTCGCAAATCAGGGAAAGCAACCGCATGAGCATGATCGTATTCAACAAAAAGCTGATCACCGAGCACAACCAGGTGAAGCAGGCATGGAATCAGCTGCTGATGCAGCGTGAATCCTTCAATATCAACCAGAACACCATTTCCGCCCAGTACGGCGGCGCGCTGGAAGTTAACCAGGCCGCGCTGATTTCCAAAGACTATTGGCGCGAAGTGGATAACATCACCACCCGAGTCTTCCGTAATGACGAAGGCAACGGTCTGTTGGATGATCTGCTCGGTCTCGGTACGCCGATCTCTATCGGCAAGACAGCGGCGTTGTACCGCGTTTCCAGTGACGCTGGCAAGGTTCATCGCTCACTGACGGGCCACGTGCCGGAAGAGCTGGATAAAGTCATCTACGACGAAGCTGGTGACCCAATCCCGATTTTCAACACTGGCTACGGCCGTGAATGGCGTGAATGGAACGGCATGCAGTCGGAAAACCTCGACGCGATGGCTGACGATCAGGAAGCGCACGTTGCGGCTATCCGTGAAGACATGGCTGACTACATGCTGTCAGGCGATGCGAAGGTGAAGGTGAAAGGGTATGTCGGCGCAGGTATCACCAACCACGCCAACACCAACCAGGTGGATCTGAGTGCGTCCGGTCTGAATATTGACCTTACCACCTCGACTCCTGATGAATCAGTGGCATTCTTCACCGGCCCGTTCGCCAAGCTTCTGGATGATAACTACGTGCAGGAGAAGGTTAAGTTGTGGGCGTCGCCGGACATCATGCGCAACCTGAACCGACCGTATTCCGATGCAGCCGGATTCAAAGAAGGCACTGTGCTGGAATACATCCTGCGCTATGGCCGCATCGAGTCGTTTAACCAGACCTTTAAACTGACCGGTAACCACTTCATCGCTTACGTGCGCAACTCTCAGTACATCAAGACGCGCATCGCCGCACCGGTGGGTACCTTCATGATCCCGCGTCAGAATCCGTTCGACAACTACAACTCCCTGGTCTGGAGTGCTGTCGGCCTGCAGATTAAGCGTGATTTCAACGGTCGTTCTAAAGTGTTCAACGCACAGGGTTAAGGGGCTTCGGCCCCTTTTCTTCAGGAGAGAGCATGAAAAAGTTAAAAGTCGAGAAGGCTGGTTGCTGGGGAACAATTAACGGCGTATTCCAGCAACTGCCGGTGGGCCATGAGTTCGTTGCGGTTGCTGTGCCACCTGCTTTCGCTGGTCGCGTCTCGGTCGTTGGCGAAGTTGAAGAGCAGGAGCTTGAAGTTGCCACACCTGGTGCTGTCGATAAACCTGCAGAGCAGGCAGAGCAGGCAGAGCAGGCAGAGCAGGCAGAGCAGGCAGAGCAGGCAGAGCAGGCAGAGCAGGCAGAGCAGGCAGAGCAGGGAGACACCACCGCTAAATCGAAAAAGGCGAAATAACCATGGCTGACCCAATCACGGCGGCAGACGTGCAGGCGTTCCTCGGTGAATTGGGTTACTCCATCCCGGGCGCGCTGCTGGATCCGATTCTCTGCGTGGTGAACAAGATTATCCCTTGCCTCGATGGCGCGGGGTATGACGAGTGCACCGCGAAGCTGATCCTGATGTACGCCGCCGCGCTTATGGCTACGTCGTCTGGCGCGCGCCGCATCAAATCGCAGGGTGCGCCGTCTGGCTCGTCACGCTCGTTTGAATATGGCGACGACAGCATTACCTGGTTGCGCGACTCGCTGGCCCGTCTCGATACCAGCGGCTGCACCGGCGAGCTGCCGATCAGCGCCGGTAACAGCGTCGGCCTGTTCATGGTGGTCGGTGGCTGCTGATGACGTATAAATCAGTTAAGCACGGACTGCCGCGCGCATTCACCCGTGTATGGGTGATTACCGACACAGGGCGGGAGACAACCGGCTACGTTAAGTCGGACGGCGAGTGGCATATCAACTGTGAGCGCATCCGGGCGACCGGCGCCAAGGTGCTGCGCTGGAAGGAGGGCTGATGTCATCGGTAGCTAACTGGAGCTATACAGCCACTGCGACCATCTGGCGCAAACTGGAAGGCAATGACGAATACGGCGACCCGCTGGGCTATGCGGAACCTGAGCAAATCCTCTGTGATTACGAGGGCGGGCTCAGCAAGAAGTTAGCCAGCCTGGGCGCTGAAATCGTCGTGAAGAACACCGTCTGGACGGAGTTTTCGCTGGCGGCTGCAGGTGATTACCTGTTGATTGGCGTCTCGACCGAAGCCGACCCGGTTGTGGCCGGTGCCGACGAGGTGCGGCAGGTTATCCGCTACGCCGACACGTTCGAGCGCCTGGCGGATGATTATGCGATACTGACAGGCATATGATTCAGGGAGGCTTTATGGATATCGACCTAATCACCATGTCTATCTCAGCGCTGGCTTTGGCTATCTCTGTGTACGCCGCTGTGCCGGTTCCTGAGCAGAAGTCCAAGCAGATTAAGCGCACGCATCCCGATCAGCTTCCAACCGAGGTGAGAAAGCTCATTGAGAACGTTGATGAGCTTGAGCGTAGGGTTAAATTACTCTGATTACACCATCCTGACTGGAGTCGGATAAACCTGTGCAATAATGGACCAAAACATTAACTGGAATGACAGGTGATGGGCTTTCAATATTGGCTTGCGGTATGTGGAATTTTTCTGACCGGCCCCTTTGCGTTTGTTCAGTCGATTATCTTTTTGCTACGAGGTGTCTACACCAAGACATTCAAGGGAACGACGCGAAAGGAGTACATCCATAAAGACAGCAAACCTATTGAATACTGGTTCAGCGTTATTGCTCAAATGATTATTGGCGTTGTGATGATTGGATTTGGATTCTGGTTATTAGATGACCTACCTGCCTTTCATAACTGGCACACTGAAATCCGCGCAATGCTCCCTTTTTGATTCAACTTTAAATGACACCAAACCTCGCTCAGGCGGGGTTTTTTATTGCCTGGAGAAAACCATGGGCATCAAAGTGAAAGGCATCAGCCAGGCGAAGAAACACCTGAACGATATCATCAACGATGTGAGGGGGCGCAAGGTGATTCGCGCGCTGCAGTCGGCGATGATTCTCATCGGTGCGCGGGCGGCCTATTACACCCCAATCGACACCTCCACGCTGATTAACAGCCAGTTCCGCGAAATCGACGCTGGCGGCGTGCTCATCACCGGGCGCATCGGCTACTCAGCCAACTATGCCGCGTACGTTCATGAGGCGTCAGGAAAGCTGAAAGGCCAGCCTCGCGCGCACTTTGGTAAGACCCGTTCCGGGCAGCAGTTCGGCGGCGGGACCGGAACCGGCAACTACTGGGACACTCACGGTGAGCCTCAATTCCTGACAAAAGGCGCGAATGACGAGCGCGATAACGTTGACGCGGTGATGCGCAAGGAGCTTTCGCTATGACACCCATGATGCACGAGCGGGTGCGCAACATGTTCGGTGACGCCGGGCTAACGGCCGGGTTCACGGTGCAGCAACTGATGTACGACGACCCGGGCGATCTGTCGAAGGCGATCATGGTATTCCGGCCAAACGGCGGCTCAAATATCCGTACTGACCTCGGCTCTGAGTATCACGTCCTGGTCGACGTCGTCGGAGCGAAGGACAAGCGCAAAGACGCGCTCAATGCCGTGCAGCGAATCGTTGATTACGTCAAGGCCAACCCCATGGCTGACGAGTGTGTTGGCTACATCCAGAACATGGGCGCAATTCCCGCGCCGGTGCTCACAGAAGAAGGGCGAATAGTCTTCCGACTCCAGTTCGCCTGCACTTACGGCGAATAGCCATCCCAACCAAATAACCTGCTTCGGCGGGTTTTCTTTTATACGTCAAAGAGGAGTTTCACATGGCTAATTGCCAGAACTCGAACGAGCGCCTTTTCGGCGGTGCGGTCGTGCTGGAAGTCGCCGATGGCTGCCCGGATGTCAAACCACT